TTATATATTATATTTTTCAGGAACACTTTCATAAGAGATACCAGCAAAAGTTTTCAAAATAGCTTCAAATATAACTTTAGCTCCCTTTGGTGGAACTGCCATACCTATCTGTTTTCTCACAGATTCCTTTTTTCCAAAAAATTCAAATTCATCTGGAAAAGTTTGAATTCTTGCTCTTTCCCTATTAGTTAATGCTCTATTTTCTTTCCAATGATATCCATGTGTACCACCTCCGCCACTTGCAGTAATTGTATACGAAGGTCTTTTTGAATCAAGTCTTCTGTATATTTGACTTAATTGTACTTTCGTCTTTATTTTTAATTCTTCCGGCACTTCATCACACCATATATTTTTACCTTCAGGGATATGCTTTAATTTTTCTATAACTCCTTTTTTATGAGTTGGTAATTCATTATTACTCACCCAGTCCGGAATATCTGAAATGGCCTCTTTTGAAGTAATATGTTTATCTTTGGTAGTAGGAGCTGGAACTTTAAATTTTAACTTTAAGTCTTTTCTTATCCCAACTATAATAATCCTGTTTCTAAATTGTGGAACTCCATATTCCTCAAATTTATACAAATGAGCCGTCAATTCATATCCATACTTTCCTGCATTTTCCAATTCATTTAATATTTTATTAAAATCATCACCATTATTTGTAGATTTTAATCCTGTAACATTCTCAGCTAAAAACCATTTAGGATTATGTTCATCCAGAACTTTTATCCCATATTTATATAATTTTCCATAATCCCCTTTTATACCTTTCTTTTTTCCTACATCACTATAATCATTACAAGGAAAACCAAACACAAAACAATCTATTTTCTTTAATTTTTTTATATCAATCTCATCTACATTTTTATTTATAACAGATTCAGGATTTTCAGGACAAATATTTTTTCTGAAAGTTTTACATGAATCTTCATCATTATCATTTGCCCAAATATGCTCTATTGAATATTTTTCTCCTGTTTCTGTGCTTATACTAGCCGATATAGCACCATATGACAATCCCCCTGGACCTGAAAATAACTCGCCTTTCTTAAACACCATATAAATACCTCCTTATTATATTATACCACAACTTTGTGAAAAAAGCAGCATATTTATATATATTTTTTTTAAAGTCAACTAAAAATTAGCTGGCTATTGTGTGGTAATCATGAAAAAGATTTTGTCTAAATAGATTTATAGCATATTATCTTTTGTTTTTCAATAGAAAAGATGACCATTTTACTGGTCATCTACTTTAGAAAAAATTTTAAAAAAAAATAGAACTCTACAAAAATTTTATAATTCACATTACATAGTGCTACTATTAAAAAATGGTCTTTGATATATTATACCTTGTTTTTCTAAAAAGTCAAGTCACTTAATTTATAAGTTCTTTTATCTGAGCTACAAGATCATTTTCAATAGTTTGCATGTGAGCCTCAACTGTTCTTATCGCTCGTTCATACAGTTCTTTTTCAGCAGCTCCATCATCTTTTAAATCTGAAAGAATATTGGTAAGAATTTTTTTTGTCTCAATAAATTCTTTTTTCAGAATATCATAAATTATTTTAAAAGTAATATCATCTATTACATCATGCATTTCTGTTTCAAAGTCTATCAGCTTCACATTAAAAAATGTGTCGACTTCTTTGTTTATGACAATCCAGTTTTTTTTAATGTGATTGTTTCTTATATATTTAACGACTCTTTTTTGTATACTCCATCTTAAATCCTGAATTTTGAGAACAAGGGCTATTTCCAGCCCTTTCCCTCGTAGTCTGTCGTTATTCAATTGATTTTCAAGTTTTGCTAATACGGTTATTACTTTTTCCTGCTGTTCAAAAAGCTTTTTTTGTTGAGTAATATAGATGTAGCTTATAATACTCATTATGCCAAGCTCAACAATAGCTTTCACTTCATTAAAGTTAATTCCCACAAGATTTCCTCCTCTGCCACTACAGTGCAGCAGGATTTGCTTTTTTTTCTATGTTGAATATATCCTGTACAAGTTTTCTCGGATCAAGTTCCACTCTTAATATTTTAACAGCTTTGTGTATAGATTCCTCTCCTAAGTTTTCTAACACATCAGGAATCCATTTTCTGTCAATTTCTTTTTCTTTCATAATGTATTCCTCTGCCTTATCCCAGAAATTATTTACAACAGCCTCAAATTTTTCAACTCCTGCTTTTCCTGCATTTACTATCTCACTTCTGTATATTGAAGTTTTTGCAAGTTCTCCTACTTTGTTAATAACATACATTTTTATCATTGTTTCTGTCATTTTAAATCATCTCCTTAAAATTATTTTTTTAGCTAAACAAGTTCGTAGTGCGGTGTGTCATACAGAGTTTTCCAGTCACCGCCCCACACTATTTCCATTCCCATTTCTTTTGCTACAGCCTTGACATGTCTTGAGATTTCAACAAGTTTTTTATTGTCAAACATTTCTGTATCTGTTGTATATTTTACGTAATTTCCATTTTGGTCATAATGACCGCAAACAGCTATATCTACTGCATGGCCATAACCATCAGCTTTTGCCTGATGGTTGGATTTTTTGTTGTAACCGTCAAGCTTCGTGACGATTCTACCAGGTTTAGCTCTTCCCTGCTGATACAAACTGTTTTGATATTCGGCAGTCCTTAGACCCTGTACAATTTTAAAGTCGTATGGGCTGTCGCTTATTGCTTTTTTCATAAGATCAATCAGCTTAGGGTGTACCCCCTTCATTTTCTCAATGCTCGCATCTGACAGCACGTATTTTTTCTTTGAATTGGCATCACCTCCTATCGTTTCAGTAGTCAATATGATTTCACCTCCTCCTTCTACCCTGAATCCTATGACTTTTAATTCTTTTCCTTCGTGCAGGAATTCTGTTCCTATGAGATTTCCTATGTTCATTTTCATTCCACCTTCCCTTTTATTAATTCCATATCTTTTAAAAATTTATATAGTTTTGACGGACTAAATGCACTTGCTTTTAATGTCTTTAGATTGTAAGTCAAACTTTCGTCCAGTCCCTTATTTATTAAGTGCAAACACAATTCACTGCAAAAATATTTATCCTTATGCTCTATTCCCAACTCTAGCAATTGAGCTAAAAATATTGCCCAGTAATCGTAACCTTTTCCCTTTAATTTTTTAAACTCTTCAAGCACTATTGGGACTTCTATATGAGTGTCAAGCTCATAGATGTCCATATTATCCTTGTAAACAAAAGGTTTTATTCTCACGCCACCTGGATTCGACAAATACACATAATCATTGTATATTAGTTCACAATGACTATATTTGCCCAGTGTCCGTAGTGTTATTAAAAATCCTATTAAGCTTTTTGGCTTATGAAAGCTAATGTATAGTTTGTTTTTTTCAAGCTGCATAAATACCTCCTTATTATTTAAAGCGACTAACTGAAATATAATCAGGACACTCATAGTAAGTTTCTTCTTTATTGTCCTTATACTTTAAAACAACTTGAGGCGATATCTCAAATTCTGCAAAAAGTTTTTTTAAGACCTCAAAATTATCTTTTTCTGCATTTTCATCTTTAAGATCCCAATTCAAATTTCCTAATACTGCATAAAGTAAATCCTGTCCCACTTCTCTATCATCAAAAATAACTTCAAATTTTAAATCACTGTATTGTGGCTGACTCCTTTTTACTCCCTTGAAATAGCAATGATAAAAATATTTATACTCGTTGTATAATTCTAATAATTTATGATTTCGTTCTCCGTATTCTTTAAAATCAAGTTTTACATCATCATAAGTTATTGTTTCTTTAGTTTGCCCAATTTCCCAGGATATTGAGACCCCACTAATTTGTGCTGTTAAAGTATTATCATAAGACATTTTAAATTCCCAGTTCCTAAATCCACATCTTTCAAAAAAATCTTCAAGTTCTTCTAAAAATTCTTTTGTAAATTCTTTAGTGTCCATATTAAGCCCTCCTTTTTTATTTGTCCCATAGCTTTTCAAATTCTTCTGTAGAATTATAATTTTTAAGTTCTTCATCAGATAAATTTACGAGATTTTCTCTTAACACTGTTTCAGTATGCATAGCCTTCGTTGTCTGTTCTGTCATTATTTTTGACAGTTCCAGTACATCCTGCATTGTTAAAGTTACATATTCATCTGTTCTATCCTTGTTTTTAAATTTCCATCCATCAAATGTTGCCTTTTTAGTAGCTAACATCACTGTTACAATATTGTTTAAATTATTTTTATCAAGTTCTCTGTTACGCTGCAGATATTTTTCTTTGTATACGAATTCTTTTTCTGAATGCTCTGTTTTTAATTCAGACAATTCCTTTTTTATCTGATCAAGTTTAAAATCTCTATTAAATACAATCTTTCCATCTTTTATTGTTTCGCATTCCTTTAATTTTACAATTTTTCCGCCTACAAAATAGTTATCAGGAGCAACTTCAACTTCCTGATATTCTATTTCTTCAACAATATCTCCGGCCATAGTCGGAGCTATCGTAGATACATCTTTATTTGTACTTAAGACTAATTGAGTGTCTTTATTGTACATAACTTTTAAAGTATCTTTATCAAACTTTTTTAATTCCTCGTACCAGTCTTTATTATCTTTATCAAAGATGGCAATATATTTCATGCCATCCTCGAACTGTTTTATTTCAGTTCTGTCTACTATAAATTTCATTTTTCCTCCTTATACGAATGGTGTGTTTATCCATTGCCCATTTCTATTAAACTGTAACGCTCTCATTTGGACGATATCAGTTATATAATCTCCTGTTGTTTCAGCAACTCCAGTCACAACGTACCCAGCTCTTTCATATCCACCATGTTGATGAATTACTACCGCAACATATCCCGCCAATCTTATCTCATATATTCTATTTACTTGAGCATCATGTGCTTTATTCCATGCGTCGTTTGCTTTATTCCATAAATTAGTACGATCAGTATCCATATTATTCATTCTAATATCTCTTGCTACCATATCGTGATTATCCATGATTTCGCACCATCCGCCTCCAGCACGACCTGGTACTTTATAATAAGCCCTACCACCATTTACGTGAAAACAGCCCATATAATCTCCATTTTCAAGATACATGTATATATGTCGAGGTGTCCAACAATCAGTCGCGTTTGCGCGAATAATATAATCACTATTGTTAGTATTTCTGTACCCTTTTGAAAACGGAATATAAGGCGACAAATCGGGCTTTGGTGCTATCTCTTTAATTTTTGCATATGTTATTATTCCTGGCACCGTTTCAGTTGCAAGGTCTGTGTATTTTACTCTGTTTTCCAGTTCATCATTTATTATTTTGTTGTCCTCAACAAAATCTATCCGTTTCGGATACTCACTTCCTATCCATTGATTTAATCCTAAACTTGTTTTTTTCTGTGCTGGCATTTTTTACCTCCTACTCCTTATATTTTTCTCTATCTTCCCATGTCAGATTTAAACTGTCCCAAGCATCCCATGTCTTGTTATATCTGTCAAATTCATCCCAAGTCATGTAGCTGTATATAAACTTAAACCCTAAATGTGCCGGCTTTACCCTTTCAATTGCTTCGATAAAGCCTTCCATATTTGCTGGGATTCCATAAATCCCTATAAATTTTATATAAAAGAAATATTCATTATTTACTTCTATGACTTTGCATTTTCCACCACTAAAAACTTCTGCCATTGTTTCCAGCATTTTTATTGTCGTTGTTTTTCCAGCTTGCATTTTTGCTATTATATTTTCTCTTCTAACTTCATCTGATAAAGATATATCCGTTGTTATATCAAATATCTGTTCCCAATTTTCAAGGCTCCAAGTTGAGCTTTGCACGAATTTCTGCCTTAAAATTCCTTTCAGAAACTCTTCTTCATCTACAACATCTTCTATAGCCTTCTGTAGATTCACAATTTCTTTAACTTTTCTATAATACTTTGGCATGTATTTTATTAATTTCTCCATTACATCACCTCAATTTTAGCTGTTCCAAAAGTAGGCACATCCTCTGCTCCTAGAGTTATATTTGTAGTCCCATTATTCATTTTAAAATCAAGATAATCCTTTACTCCAGTTGTATTCAAAAGAATATTTCCAAGCTTTGCATAGCTGAGATAATCATCTTTAAAAGCTGATTTTCTAAAGTATTCTATTACTTTCTTTTTAAATTCCTCATTTACTTTTTCAATTGTTGTTTCTGTCCCAATTCTGACTTTTCCAGTAAAATTGACAATCTTAGAAATTGCGGCATTATAAGTCACAGTTGCACCAATCGGCCTTTGTTCTTCCACATAATCTTGTACATTTTTTAAAAGCTGTGTTCCTGGAGCTAGTCCGTTGACATCCATTAACACAAGCTTTACAGTACCATTTCCATTCCACAACGGAAATACTTTCACTCCGCCTATTCCTGGGACGGCCAAGCACCATTGCCTATAATGATAAATATTACCTGACGTTGCTGGCTCTCTGACCTTAATAAAATATCTTGTCCTCAGTTCTTCATCCGTTTCTGCATCATATCCTTCTTTAAATTCTTTTAAATTAGTTACTTTAGTAAGACCCTGTATTGTGACTGGGAAATACTTTATTGCTCCAATTCCTACATTACATCCACTTCCTTTGTCAACTGATCTAGCAGGAACAATTACTTTTTTTGTAGCATCTATAACTTTCTTTTCAGTTGTTTCAAAAATAAAAGTATCACTGCTTATTTTTGTTCCGACTTCAACAACTGTTCCTGCTTCTCCTTCTATTTGTACTTCGCCAACAGAATTTACTGCTTCTCTCCTTGAAAGTCCTACTGTTGCCGCAATCTTTTCAAGAAAAATTCCTTCTGATGTATCTGCAAACCCCATTTTATGCACATAATCTACAATTTCTCTAAAATTGCTAAATTCAATTGAAACAGGTGCCAGATTGTCATAAAATAACCCTCCTTCCGTTTTGTCATAATCAGAAGGCAAATTATTCAACATGCTATTCAATATTTCTTCTGCTGTTTTTTTAATTATTACCGTCAACTTAAAAACGCCTCCCATTCAAATGTTTCATAATTATCCAATATTATCCGAAATTTCGTTTTTAATTTATTCCTTTCCATTATTGCTTCAAAGTCTTCAATCTCTAAAATTCTTGGATGTTTTTTCATTTCCTCTTCGATTTCCCTTTCAAGTTCTGCATATAAAAAAGGAGTAGGAAATCTCTTGCCTAGTAGCATTTCTTTATACCCTAATCCATATGTTTTATATATTTTATATTTGTATTTTTCAGTTAATAATTTCTTTTCAATCCACATTCTTATACTTCTGATGTCATCTGTTTTTATTAGCCTTCCATCCTTTTTAAGCATTTTCCCTTCAGCAAAATCAATCAGAAATGTTTTCCCAAGCGATGATTCTTTTTCCAGTTTTTCTATTTCATTTTCGCCAATAAATTTAATATTCGGAAACATTTACATCACTCCTTATTTTCTATGACATCACATATAAAATACATCTGTTCGCTTGTTGTCGGAATCACATACACTTTCTGTCCTTCTTCAAGCTGATAAGTTACTTCAAAATCAAATTCTACATCCACATCAGACCATTTCAATTCATCTGTTGTCTGCATCGTGCCATTCAGTTTGATTGTTCCTAAATTACTTCCTTTTAATTTCCCTGTTCCTTTTGCTTTATAGTGCTTTGTTGTAAGCCCTCGGCTCACATATATCTGTTCAGGCTCTAATATTATTAAACCTTCCTTGATTTTAACTCTTAGAGGGCTTATGGAAATCACGATGCCTTCAAGTACTCCCATTGGCATAATGTTATCTCTATCTTTAAATGCTTTGGCAAATTCATTTTCCCAACTCATTTCTTTGCTCCTTTTTTATTTTTTTTACTATTTTTATTACTTGCTTTTTCAGTTTTCCCTTGTTCTTTAGATTGTTCTTTTTCATAAGTTTCTGTTGCATCTTCTATTTCATTTTCAATATCACTTTCAGAGTATTGAATTAAGTTTATACTGCATTTATGATTATTATTTTCAAGACTATGTTCACAATCTTTGATTAAATACTCTCCATGTAGATAAAGATTATCATTCTCAAGTTCTACTATCCTTCCAGCTCTTATTTTCTCATTTCCAAGCATTGTTAAGCTGATGTCCTCATTTATTCTATTTAATCTTTTAAGCTTATTATTTGCTATATTTTGTACATTTCCTTTACTCTTTTCATCAAATTTTTCCACTTCTTGCAGTAATCCAAATTCTTTAATACTTGCATCATCCTTTGCTTCTGCCACTACTCTCTGAGTCTTTTCATCACCACTAACTACAATTATTTTATTTTTCAAATCTGCAATACTTCTGCTGTGACTCACGCTATTCAAAAAATCTGTTGCTTTTACAAGATTGTTTTTGCTCAGTTCATAAGTGCTATCAATTATTATTTTTTCATAAGGACTTATTTTTACAGTTGCTTTTTCCATTTCAAGCACATATTTTTTCTTATTTTCCGCTGTATTAATATTAATGATGTCTTTTATTATTTCACTTACTGTCTTATCATTATAAATTTTAGTAATCACACTTGTTAATCCTGTGATTTCTACTGCTATTCCAAACTCAGCACATAATTCTTTTATTGCATTTTCACTGCTGATTTTGTTAAATTGCTTAATAGTAGTTGACTTATTAAGCCAAAAAGCATAATCATATGCTTTAAAGCTCCTTGTGTTATTCCCATTATCTTCTTCAACTATTATTACCTGAGTAATTATTTCATTGCCTTTAAATAGAGATAATCCACTTCCAAGCGTTATATTATCTAAAAAATTAAAATTCTTATCATTAAAATTATCTGGTAAAGTAAATGACATTTCCAATCCAAGAGTATCAATGCTATCACTCCATTTAAAGTCTGAAACAAAAGGCATTATATCCAATCCTTCATCCGCTGATACAAGCCTGAAATCCATTTTTCATTACCTCCTGCTATTTCTTTTGCTTTATTCATTGTCTGCTGTTCTATTTCCTTTGCTTTTTTTACTACTTTTTCTTCAAATTCAGTCAACGGTTCTTTCCCTTGTGGTCTTTTATATTCAGTAACTTCAAGACTATACGGAACGTCTCCTGCTCTGTCTGAAATTCCATGCTGAAAGTTATATCTACATTCCATATTTAAAACAATTTTAAATTTACTTATTATAATTACTCTTACAGGTTCATTTGCATCTCTATATTTTTCAAAAAACTTTATATAAAACTTAGGATTTGGAACACTTCCCATTTCCATCCAACGATATATTTTACTTGGAAAATAGCTTTCTATTTCAAATTTTCTTAATCCTTTTTTCCCAATTAAGAGTAAAAAGCCTTTATCTACTGTTTCAAATTCTTCGTCAGATAAAGACTGAGTAATCACATGAATATGCGGAACTACAGGGAGTATTGCATATTCATTTCCTTTTTTAAACATAACTTTCATATTCTACTCCCTCCTACATATTCTCATAAGCTTCCATTACCTTTGCTACAATTTCATTCCCTACATAGTTAGCATATTCCTCATTACCAATAACATTTCCTTCAATTGTAACATTTACCGAAACGCTTGGCTTTTCAGATTGCTTTTTACTCTGTTCATGACTCAAAATTTCTGTTCCGCTAGGCAATACTGCCACTTCGTTTCTCTTATTTTCGTTTATTTGTGTAATTCCACCTTTAAAATAAGATGTTCCAAGAGCTTTTCTTCCAGGAACAGGCCCAGCTGAAACATTATTTGCTTGCACATTTACACTTTTATTTTCTGCTTTCGTGTTATTCCAGTTCATCAGTTTTTGAATTGCTCCGCCTATAGAGTCTTTTACCCTGTTGAATCCACCTATAACTGCATTTATTCCACCCATAAGGCTATCAAAAGCATTTTTAACTACATCTATTGCAGGCTTTAAAAAATTCATAAGTGAATTCCACAAAGCTGTTGCTCCAGCTTTTACTGTATCCCAGTTTTTATATAAAGCTATCCCAATTGCAATTAACGCTGCCACTGCAATTATAACTATTGCAATAGGATTCGCAGACATTGCCGCATTCCACGCCCATTGTGCGATCGTGATTGCATTGACAGTTGTCGCTCCACTTGCTAAAACTGCATTTTTAACTACTTCTGCCGTTGTCATTGCCATAGTATAAGTTTTTTGTATTGCCATTGCCGTTTTATAAGTAGCAAATGCTCCAACTACAGTAGCTACAATAGGAGCTATTTTATCAAAATTAGTAATTATAAATCCTACTGTTTCAATTGTAACTTTTCCTAATCCAAAAATAGTTTCTTTTATCTGTTCAAATTGCGGTTGATTTTCAGTAACAAATGCTTTTCCTTTGTCAATCAACTGTTGAAACTGTTCCCGTATTGAAGGCAATTGTGACATAAACCATGATGAAAATTCAGCCATTACTGGCAAAACAACTGCACCAATTTCTTCCTGAAAATCTCCAAAATCATTTTTTAATTGTTGTATTCTTCCCTGATCAGTTTGTGCCATTGCTTCATTCACTCCACCTACTTTCTTTTTTAATAAATCAGCAAGTAAAGCAGCTTTTTGAGTTTCTGTTCCTGTTTTCATTATTTGTTCCTGATGTTTATCTAAAACTATCCCTGCTTTTTTTAATGCTCCAGTTTGGCCACTCATGGCTTTTCCAAGTAATTTTCCATAGTTAGCCATATCTTCACTTGTCACATTTATTCCTTTTTCTTTGACGGCAAGATCTGCCATTCCAGGAAGTAATTTTTTTATTGTATCAGCCTGTAACCCAAAAACACCAGCACTTGTTATCCCAGCTTTCAGAACATCATCTTCAACAACCCCTTTTGCCTGTAAAACGGAAGTATATGCTTTCAAATCATTTATTTGTTCTTTATTTATGCCTTTTGTATTTTTAAGTACACTTTCCATTTTTGTTACCTGCAGTTGTGCTTCTTTATATGCATCAACTGATTGTTTTATAAAAATCCCCGTTGCCGCTAAATTTACTCCTGTTGCTACAGCTATTCCTTTTACTCCCGTTTTTACCATTCCAGATACTGATTTTTTTATATTTCTCATACCCATTTTGAAACTTCTTTCAGTAGCTTTTGCAGTTGCAGTAGCTTTTTTTAATGGACTAGTAAACTGATCTTTTAAATTTAGAATGACATTAATACTTCTTGACATCTCATGCACCTCCCATCATTTTCTGAAATTTCTTAGATTCAAGTTCAATGTGAAATTTCATGCTCTCATAAAAAAAGATTTTCTCTAGAGTACTCAAATTTAACAAGTAATCCAAAGAAAATCCTTTCTGAAGATAATAAGAAATCAAAAATGTATCCCCATCATTCTCTATGAGTTTTTTATACCATCTCCAATTTCATTTTCTTTATTTTCTTCATATTTTCCAAGGCCATATAAAGAAAATATATAATTTGAAAAATCACCAATTTCACCTATATTGCTATCAAATATCTTCAAAACAATATCGTAAGGCTCTACACAATTAAAAGCTTCCTGCAACTCTTTTTTTGCAAAATCTGGACAATGTCTATAGATTAATTCAATATTTCCTCTAAGTCCATCTGTCGCCACATTTTCTTTCATTTCAATTTTATCTAAAATTTCCATTACTTTATATGGACTTATTTTTTTCACCATTATGCTTCCGCCTAGAAATTTCGACTTATATTCCTTAATCTGCTCTCCATTTTCCCTTCTTGCCTTTAATTCTAAAAAATCACTTAATCCCAGTTGTTTCATTTTTTTCTCCTTTCTAGTCAATTGAATCTATATAGTTATAATCTGCAAAATTAAAAGGAACTTCTTCCTCAATTATTTTTTTATTTTCAAACTGCATTACCATTAATTCATTCAAGGTAACATCTAGTATTTCCACTCTTTCTGCTCCGTACGCAGTCGGATCAGCTAAAGTTGCAACAATTTTAATTGACGGAAGATTTCCAGTTCTAAACCCTTTCGCAACTAGCTTACTTACTCCGCTATCTATTTTAGTAGTTACTATTGTTCCTTCTCCTGAAAATCCTACATATCTTTTTTCAGTTCCAAATTTTCCAGGAATATTTACATCCTCATATTCAGCTGAAACTTTAGCTTCAAATGATTTTACATTCATCCATTCGTCATCGTTGACCCATACTTTACCAAAATTTCCTCTGATAACCCTGTTAGTTTCCATTTTATTTGCCATAATATCCTACTCCTTTCATTAAAACATATGAACTCTAAATTCAAAATCTTCTACTGCATTTAATATTTTGATATTCCCAAGCATAAACACTTTCTTCTTAAATGTCAGTTTCTTAATTTCTTCATCTGTCATTTCATTAACTTCAATTTTCCCAACTCCTAGCCATGCTAGTTTTTGAGATTCAATATCTACTTCAGCTCTGTTATTATACTCAGGATCTAAAATATCCTCTCTTGTTAATTGCCTAAAGTACGAATTTACAGCCGAAAAGAATAATACTTGATTGTCATATTTATTCTTATATTTACCAATCCACGTTTTAAATGTTTCCCTAATATCATCCGTAATTAAGTCCATAGACTCAATTATGATAATATCTTTCATATCTTCTGTAATATCCTGCGTTATATCCTTTAATGAAGTACATGCTCTAGCAACTTTCACATCATCTTCATCTTTTATTAAACAAAATCCACCATTATCAATAACTGTGTCAATATTTTCAAAAATAGACACATCCTCTAAATTCCCACATAAAAAATTAGTAGCAGATCTTGTCATTGGTAATCCGGCCAGAAGACCAAGCAAAGTTGGGATATATTCATTTCCATTTTTTTCACCTCTTGCAGTATCTTTGAATTTAACTTTTTCATTCATAAAATTCACTACATGCCTATTATTTGTATTTGTTCCTTTATACACTACTGCTTTATAAGTTTTTCCTAGTCTTTCCTGTTCTTTTATCCATGTAACTATGTCATCATGATCTGCTTGCAAAGCCGACGGAGTTCCCAGCCAGTTCACTCTTTCCTTTGCCACTAATTTTAAAGCATCGGCCATTTTTCCTTTTACTCCTGTTCCTATTCTAAATATTTTTACCTTTGCAGGAGTAAATTCAAAACAATCCTTTAAAAATCTATAATTTTCAGGAGTCCAATCTGATTCCTGTATTTCTGTATAGCTTTTATAAACTTTAGTGACAATACTTTCATTTGTATCATCCCTTATTATTATTCCAACTATACCCTGTTGACTACGCTTAACTGCAGTCACTGCCTTTTGCGTAAATAATATCAAAATACTTGGCAATCCCATAAATGCACCTCTTTCTAATTAAATTTATATTTCATTTGAAATCCTTCGCCTAGTTCTTCTTTTTGTTCTTTTTTCTCTATTTTTACAAAGTTATCAATAATAACTTCAGTTTTAATTTCAAGTTCTTCAATTGCTTCAATATTAATGTCATTTATAATGTCTTCTAGTGTCATTACTTCAAATTCACCAATTAAAATTCCATCACTGACATTAAAAACTATTTCATCAATATAAATAAAAAAGGCCCCCTTAATCTTTAAATGACTAAAAAAAGTCTCTTCCAGTTTTTCCTGAATTTCAAGTAATTCAATTTTATTTTTCTCTCTATTTTTTGAGAAATAATATATTCTGACTATAAAATTACGTTCCTTCATACTTTGCATGAATGCCGAAGTTTTTAAATTATCTATTGAAGTTCTGACTGAAGGCCTTTCAAATTCTTCTTCTAAATTCTTACTGTCTACGTTCATTTGCAGACTTTCATTTATTTTTCTGTTAATTGCTAACATAATTTCCTTCAAACTTATCATCATTCCACCTTCAAATTATCCAGCATTTCATCAATATCTTTTGCAAATTCCTCACTAAATTCCTCTTTTATTCCATCCAAGACATGATATCCTTTAACAAATCCAACTTCTTTCCCAGACTTTGTAACCATTCTATGCCCATATTCTATTAGATGTGCGTGAGGTGCTGAATTATAAACTCTTACAGCATCCTCGTCTCCTGCATATTTATATACCTTTCCACGTTTAAATCCCTTTATATAGTTTCCAGTCTTAGTTTTTACCAGTCCTTTTGCTTTTCCTACTACTTTTTTTCGAAGTTTATTACCACTTTTCTGTAGCATTTTCTTTACCTGCTTTGGATATTCTTTTGAGCATATTTCAACCATTTCCTTTGTAAATTCATCAAGTCCTTCTATTTCAACTGACATTATTCATCAATCCTCCTACAGAACACTTCAACAAATTCTCTATTAGTAAAATCTTCATTCCAATAGATAACTTCGTATTTATTGTTTTTTTGCATAAAATACCAGTCTTTTTTTATTTCTAAAATAGACTGTTTTCTGAAAGTTAGTCTATAAGTTTGTTCGTTATATTCTGTATCTGCAGGAGTTTTTGTTTCCTTATTTCCCTGAGATACTATTTCACAGTAAGCATTTTTAACAAACTCTCCTACCCTATCTTTTTCAGCAAGTTCATTTTCCATTTCTGTCATTCTATAGACTGATACTTCATGCCTTAACTTTGTACTTCTATCCCTCATTTTATTCACTCCAATACTGCAACTGGGAAATCATTGACCGAATTACGTAAGAAAAATCTGTTGAGTCTTTTTTAGCTTGATTTCTATTGTCATATAATTCCTGAATAAGAACTAATTGCACCATTTCAGCTTTTACTTCGAACTGTTCATTTTCTATTTTCTTATCAAAATTATCAATAGCATCTTTTAGATAACTCTCTGATATTAATATAAAATTATCTACCAGAGAGTCCTCATAATCAAGTCTAAGATATTGTTTTACCTTTTCCTTATCCATTAATCAGCACCTCCTAAGAAGTTGCTAATTCCAAATAAACCATCGCAGCTTCATCTACTTTTTTAACATCAAATCTTTCAATAGCTCTCATATAAGTTGCATTCTTAGTAAATCCTGCTTCAGATGATACTGCTAATTCTAGTCCTTCTCTATCAAAAAACGATGCGAACTCTGCCAAATCTCCTACAAAAACTGGTGCTTTTGTAGTATTCATTGGTAACACAGCATCCGAAAGAACAATAATAGGTCTTCCCTTATATGTCTTTTGAGTAGTATTTTGTAAGTTAATTTCTAATAATGGTCTACCTTGCTTGTCATCTAAATTGTCTAAAAAATTAAATCCAGTTTGATTTGTTATTATTATTGCATTTTGCGAGATTGCTGGGTCTAAATCCACATTTAAAGCTGTATTTACTACTTTAATATTTGCTGCAGGCTTAGGAGTTAATCCTTTAAGTAATGCAATTATTTTCTTATTTTCTGTATTTACTGCTTTCTTAACAAATCTTCTACCTATATATGCTGACAGATTAACATTTTCATCTGCCAATAGGCTATTTGATATTGGAATAATGTCTCCATAATCTTCTGTTCTATATTTTACTTGCCCAAAGTCTACATCAGTTTTATTTATTTCATTCAATTCTTCAAATGATATAAGTTCCCCTTTGTTTCCTTTTTCAATTGGCAATGTTCCAGTTAATGAAGATACTGGTACTACATTACATAAGCCTTTTAACGAAATAAGTTCCCTTCTTAGTTCTTTTATTTCATTAAATTGTTCAACTGGAACTAAATATCCACCTTTTCCGTCAGTTGCTTCTACCTGTCCAGGTGTTCCTGCTGCATTTAAAAATTCTCTTTCTTCTTCTGTAACGCTTTTTCCTAACAACATTTTATTAAAAATTCTATTGACATTCATTTTATCTTCCCTTACCTGTATTTGATTTCCATTGAAATTTTGCACTTCATCTTCTTCCAATGCTTCCTGTACTGCAATTGCATTTTTAAGCTCTGTTAATTCACTTAATTTTGCATGTGCTTCATCTATTTTTCCTTGATCCTGCAACCCTTTTATTGTGTTCTTCAATTCTTCAAGTTTTCTTTTCATTTCTATTGATTTTTTCATTTACATCATCCTCTCTTTATATATTTAATGCTATTTCTATTTCTTTTATTTTTTCACTGTTATCTACAACTGGTTCGGTTGCTGTTTTGAAATTTTCAGGTAATTTTTTAAAATTTTTAGGATATTCACCAGCACAATTCAATATTTCCTGTTTTTTACCTACTGTTACAGTAAAATAATCCCTTGCTTCTTTTCCTGTCAGCCATGTTTCAGCATCTATCATTTCAGTTATTTTTTCTTTTTCTACACCTTCAATTGTTTTCTTTAAGTAAGTATTTGTAATTCCTTCCTGTATTGTATCAAGCGTTTCTGCGACACTCCTAAAATTATTGGCATCGCCACTTACCACAGTACTTGGTTTATGAATCATTAAAAAAGCATTTTCAGGAATTTCTATTTCATCACAACCAAAAGCAATTATGCTTGCACCACTAGCTGCTAGTCCATCTATTATTGCCCTTGTTTTTCCATCATGTCTAGCTAACATATTTGAGATTGCAACACTTGCAAAAACATCACCACCACCACTATTTATGTATACATTTAAGTTTTTTCCCTTACATTCTTTCAGTAACTCTCGTACATTTGAAGGATAAGTATTTTCATCCTCACCCCATGACCAGCCTTTCCAACTGTCATCAAGGATGTCGCCTGTGATGTACATGTCAACTGAATTTTCTGTGGAATTTTTAAACCTTAAAAATTTACTCATTATTTTCACCTCCCTTCAAATATGCGTTACCTACGTTTTTTAATTCAACATAGCTTCCATTCACAAGAATCTTTTCACCATCTTCCACTTTAGGAAGTCCAGCATAAGTCCTTGCTTCATTAATAGTATAAATAGATCCTGTGACATATTTAGTTATACTTTCTGCCTGTGTTTTTAAGTCTCCTCTTAAAATACTAGCTACATTAAATTCAAATCTTAATCCTTTTTTTCTTTCTTCTTCTGTAAGCATCTTATAGTTAAATTCCTCTTCATATTGATTCAGAATAAATAGGAGTGTATCAATATAAAAAGTCAAGTTCTGCATTTCACTGTTTGCATAGCTTGACTTATCATAGTTATTCAAATGATTTGGCTTAACTCCAAAAGCTGCTGCAATTTGCAGGCTTGTAAACTTTTTCAATTCATAGAATTGTGAATCTGTCAATTTTAGATCAAGCGGAACTAAATCCATTCCAAGCGGTATTGGAATTATTCCTCGGCTATCATTTCCAGTTGCAAAGTTTGCTAATTCATTTACAAGCATTGCTTTCTTTTTACTGTCAAAATCACCAGTGTATTTCAGAATAGCTTTTGCAGTAAGGCCCTTTTCATATAGATTATTTAAATACTGTTGACTTACCTTTACTCCTTTCAAGGTGCTTGCTAAAGTTTCTCTAACCGATTTTCCTACAAGTCCGTCTTCACTAAGTCCACCTTTAAAATGCAGTATTTCTTTATCCTCAAATATATATGTTTTTCCTGTCTTTGGTGCTAGATACCTATAATACATTTTGTTTCCTCTTTGAAAAATATCAGCATTATCTATTAATATCTGCATATTTCTACTTTCAAGTGGATATATTCCTTCCAGCTTTCCATTTTTTTCATATTGTAAATACGCATAAGCATTTCCTGAATGATTTCTGTGATATTCTATCAGAGCTTTAAAAGTTGTAGGTGTCATGAATTTATTTGGCCTGACTTTTAACATCTGCAAACTGTCATGAGCATATATTCTGTTATTATCACTATCTTTCAAATTAATTGATAATTTCCCTATACTTTCACTTAAAACTTTTAAACATGTAAAATATGTTATTTCACTTAAATCTTTTCCTGCAGATATATTACCACCTTTTAAAAATTCATATATTTCTCCAGACGTTTCTTTTTCACGTTCGTTATCTTCTCCCTGATTCAATATATTTATTGCTTTTTTTACTATCCATTTATCGAATATTTTCAACCATTTCACCTACTTTCCTTTTATCATTTCAAACCAATCATCAAATTCAGAATCGGCACTGTATTCATTTTTATTAACTAACATTATTTTCCAAGCATCTATAACAGCATCAACTGGATCTATTCTATATTTTTGAGCCTGTTTATCTATTTTGATTTCTCCGAAACTATTACTTGTCGTAGTTGCATTAGCAATACTCCATTTTAGCAAGTCATTTTCTTTATCATATAAAAGCTGATTCGCTTTTACTGACAGCTGAAAATCTTTTGTTGCGTCGTTCAATGATTTTGCAGATTGCTTTATTTCTGTCAAGTCACATGCTAAAAAGTCTAAATCTTGTAAAAATACACTTGCATTATGACTATCATATCCAACTTCTAAAATCCTAATTTCATATTTTTCAATCAGTTCTTTCAAATGATTTATTATAAATTTATAATCTGTTTTTACTCCAAATGCTCCACTCGTGAGTGTTAATAATCCTTTATTTACCCACATTCTATAAGGGACATCATCTGTTTTTTCGTGTTCTGCAAGCCTTAACTCAGGCATGAAAGAATGTGAATAAATATATATTTTCTCATGCTCTAGGGGGAACACAAGAGATATACTTGTCAAATCTCCACCGCTTGATAAATCTATTCCAAGATAGCATTCCTTGCTTTTCATATCTTCTATACTTAAATCACTTTCGCACTCTTTGAATTTCTGTAAGTCAACAAAACCACCTACTCCATTTGTCACCCAATAATTAAGATGTTTTGTCATGAAGTTTAAAAGGTCTGCTCCACCTTTTTCTTTTGCTTCAACTGCTTTTTCTGCAAGTCTTGCAACCATATCTTTATTGATTGTATTATCTGAATTAAAAAGCAAATATGGATTGCTCTTTGCCCAGTTGTTATAATCCCAGATATCATCATCTTTGTCCATTTCACAAATAAAAATAAAAAGTGATTCTTTATCAATCACTTTCTCCAATACTTTTTCGCAGAATTTATATTGTTCAAAACAGAATCCATTCAGATTAAATCCTGCAGTTGTTATTGCCAATGTCAAAGCTCCGTCAACATTAATTTGACCGTCAAGCATTAACTTGTACATCTGATTATTCGGATGTGCATGAAGTTCGTCACATATGGCCAAAATACTTCTAAATCCATCAGCACTTTTTGTATCTCTCCCAAGCGACTTAATAACATTTCCTGTAACAAATGATTTTATCGTTCTTTCATGTTCCGTAATTTTGTACATTTCCTGTAAATCATTATCACTCCGAATAAACTTTGCTATTTCATCCCAAACTATATTTGCTTGTTCCTGTTTCGTGGCCGCACAAAATATCCGTCCTAATTTATATCCTGAAAATGTTGCAAATTGATTTGCCATTGCACCGGATAAAATAGACTTTCCATTTTGTCTTCCAACTTGAATATAGGCTTCTCTAAATCTTCGTTCCTTTGTTTTCTTTTTAACCCAGCCAAATAAAGATCCTATTATGAAATTTTGAAATCCTCTTGTGCTAAGTTTCTGCTGTTCTTCACCTTCACCAATCACCAATTCATTGATTATATTTATTGCTTTTTCAGCAAGTTCCTTATTAAATTTATAATCAAAATTCTTTTTCTTCAAATCTTGCAAATGCCTTTCACATGCTAGGTATTCCTTTCTTCCTGCTATCTTTTTACCTTTTACAACCAATTTTGCATATTCTGTTGTCCTATCCATTTTTAGCACCTTATAAATATTTTAAATATTTGTTAGTGCTGCTCTCTTCTTTTTTCGGCACTATCAATTTTAATCTATCTGTTGTTGCAAGTCCGAGTTTCGTAGAGCATTGCATTATCTGTTTCACATATTTTTCCTGTGCAGAAAGTAAAGGATGCACTACCTGGAATTTATCATTAGCAGTTTTCCTGATGCCTAAATATCCAGTTTTTTGAATTTTTTCAGTTATATCTACATAGCAATCATAAGCATTGCAATACATAGCCAATATTCCTAGATCCAAATTGTCAAGTAACTCAACATGCCCTGCTTCTTCGACAACTCTATTAAATTCTTTTTTCCCATTTTCGCTCAACCAACTAGGAGGCTCTGCAAGATGCTCACGTCCTACTTTTATTTTTTTCTCCTGTTCCAGTCTAGCTTTTATCTTTTCTTTTCCTATTTTTCCTTTGCTTATACTTACCACTTTTCGAGGCCTTCCTGCCATTTCTTCCACCTCCTAATTGAATGAATTTTCATTTTTGGCATTTTCTCCTGAGAATGGGGGGGATGCGGTCTTGAGCAAAAATCGAAAAACTTTTTTTGCCACCCCTCATTAAATTTTTTTAATTTTTAATAAATAATTAAATA